GGTCAAAGTTTTCAGCTCCGCCCCTTGCGTCTAAAAATGCCTCGATCTCATCCGCGTCTTCTTCAGTCACGTCCCAAACCAGTGACCACACCTTGCGGTTCTGATTCAAGCCATACGTGATTCTTTGTCCGTAGCCGTCCCCGAATTGGACATTACGGACAGAAGGCTGACTGCGCTTGCTTGCGCCGACCAGTGGGTCATAAGAAGGAAAAGTAGCCATCAGCGCGTAAGGAGCCCTCCAGGCCGTTTCTGTTTAATCAATTCTGCCTGAACTGCCGCTCCAATCAAACGGCCAAGCTGACCAGCCTGTGCATCGTCGCCTTGAGTTGCAGTGCCCTTGGCGTCAACGTTGACCACGACGTTGGTGCTGCCGCCCATCGCTTTATTTGGAATGATGGTCCCGCTAGAACGTGGGACAAACAGCTCAGGACCACGCTCGCCAACGATTGATGGTCGGCCCACAGGAGGGCGGCCACCATTTGCAAATCCCGGCAGCAATCCAAGCAATCCAGAGCCGCCCTTGCCGTCGACTTTAAAACCGCCAATTCCTTGCTGCAGGAATATCCCGCCAAGTTGCTTGAGAATCCCCGAGAAAGATTCGGCAAGCGACTTGCTGCCATCAATTGCGCTCATAATTGCGCCGTTAATTCCGCTTTCAATCACCCCAGCAATTTTTTTGACTTGAGCAAGGTGTTTGTCTTGCTCTTCCTTCAAGCGCTTGGCCGCTTCAATTCTTTGTTTGTCTGCTTCAGAAAGATCAAAATTAATTTGAAGTTGCTCACGCAAGCCTTTCAGCTGATCATCTTCAAGCAAATTAAATCGTTCCGCTAAATTTAACTTGTCAAACTTTAATTGGAGCCGCGCACGCTCTTCTTTTGAGCTAGCCTTAAGAATTTTTGCCTCTTGCTTCAATGATCTGAGCAAGGCTTCTGCCGATGTTTTTTGGCTTTCAATTGCCTCTGCCTTTTTCTCCTCAGGAGTCTTGCCACCAGCGCCTCCCTGTCTTACCTTTTCTAGTGACGCCAAAAGCGCGTCAATTTGCGCCTGCCGTGCTGCAATCGCAGGATCTACATTTGCCTCGTCACCACCTCCAGCCCCTTGGCCTAAAGCCTCTCTACGTTTTTTGATAAGTCTTTCCGTAGCCGTAACAGCCTCTTGGATCTGAATAGCCAAGTCACCACTTGCATCATTTGCATTACCAAAACGTTCCGCTGCATTTCTTGCTCTATTTAAAGCTCCTTGCATCCGATCAAGCTCTTCTGTGCTAGAGGCAAGTTGCGGATTTAGAGACATGACCGAATCGGCCACCTCCAAAAACATGCCTTGCGTTGCAAACCCAATAGAGCCAAAACCTTGCAGTTTTGCTGACGCAAGATCAAGAGTTCCAGTCAGTTGATTATTTACCTTTGACAAAAATGTGGTGAAAGCTGTTAAGGCGTTATTTACATCTGTAACAATAGATTTAATTGCTGGGCCTAAAACCTTGTCCAAGGCTCTAGCAAGGTTGCCGATGTTTTTGATAATCGACATGGTTTGGCTGCCAACAGTGCCGCCAAGCAGCTCTGTTGCGTCCTTCGCTGCATCAGTTGAGTTCTTTTGGTTTTCAAGACTTGTGTTGAACTTTGTGAGATTGTCGTTGGCCAGTGGCAACACAGTCGCAACCGCTTCGACGCTGCCAAACAACTTCGTTAGCGCAACTTCACTACCACCCGTCTTCTCAATTACGTCCTCAAGGAAGCCTCCAAAGCCTTTTGATTTGATTGCAGCAGAGCTAAATTCAAGCCCCAAAGCCTTGGACGTATCCTTAGCCTCTTTAGTCGGCTTGATTACACTCGCAATCGCTTGGCGCAAACCGGCAAAGGTTGATTCAACTGGAACGCCAGTTGCCGTAACAGCAGAGATGGCCGCGTTTAGTTCTTCAATGCCAACACCGGCAGCAGCAGCAATCGGTGCAACACGACCAATCTGCTGGGCATATTGAGCAACGATGATTTTACCGTCGTTCTGCGTTTGAATAAATCCATCGACGATCTTGGATGCTTCGCTTGAACTCTTGCCGTAAGCGTTAAGTACAGAAGTCGTTGCATCCGCAACGGTGTTCAAATCACTCAATCCACCAACAGCACCTTGCGCTGATGCCTTCAAGATCTCAGCCGCATCTCCCGCGTCGGTGAAGCCAGCCGAGGCAACATCGTATGCAGCAGCGGTCAGCTCGGTTTGACTCACCAGGCCACCCAGCTCGCTGCTAACCCCTAAAAGCTTTTTGGACAGGGCATCAGCATCAACACCAAGAGACTTGACCGCTGCTCTTGCCTTATCAGCCTCAGCAAAGCCTTGAAAAAATCTTCTTGTCGCATCAGCCAAGCCAATGAATGGGATTGCCTTTACGGCAGCACCCATCAAGTTGAACGCCTTTGTTGACTTAGCGGTCGCAGTCTCAAGTGCACGCAACCGGGCGACAGCGTTTCTGGAATTTAGCTGTACGCCAACCTCAGCAACGACAGCCATGCGCCTAAGACCGTTCCTTTGACTTTAGCGCCTGCGCTTAGCTTTCTTTATCTCCTCTTCCTGCTCGTCATTCTGCAACTCAAAATAAGCGGACCAAAGGAACAGTTCCTCCAAGGTCACCTCAGCATTGAGACGGGTCAACGTATATCCAAGCTCTTTGGCGACGCCTAGCTGCAAACGGAGCAGATTATCTTTCCTCAGCTCTTGCTTGATCCTTTTGGGTCAACAGGCTCCTCGTCATCCTCGCTAAGCACCGCAAGCATCAGCTGCTGCAGATCTGCATCGCGTACCTCGTGCTTTAACTCTGCAACTTGCCCGCCTGAGAACAAGCGTCCACCATCTTCATCCTGAGCCTTCAAGATCAAAAGCTGCAGCGCAAAAAGGTTGGTGTCATCACCTGCTCCTTTTTGTGCCCGTTCCCGCTCCGCCATGGTCAAAGGCGTGCGCCAAAACTCAAATTCAGTGCCGTCAGACAGGGTTACGGTCTTTTTAACTGGCTTCAGATTGGCCGCTTTCTTCAAGCGATCAAGAGCACTTGGCACAAAAAATACTGCTGTTCGTTGTTAGCTTACACATAAAAAAGCCCCCAACACAAGTCGGGGGCTGAACAATGTTCTCGTCTTATCAAGAACGATCAAAGTCGAAAGTAGGAGCCTCGGTCGGACGGAAGCTAATCTCAACAACCTGAGCATCGTCTGGAGTAACAGCAAACGACGCTGAGTTGATCACAGCAGGAACCTCGATAAAGGTGCTGGTGGTGTCAAGAGGAGAGCCCGAAGACAGAGTGAGATCGGTGTAGAGCTTGAAGTTGGCACCAGCCTGTTTGCGCTGAATCACGTCTTCAACCAGACGAGTGGCAATCGTGGTGTCGTCATCGGTGAGATACACCGTGGCAGAACCAGTGCCATCAGCAAAGCCAGTGATAAAGGTGCGGAACGGAGCGTTCTGCCCAAGAGTTCCACCGATTGTGGTGGTGTCCAGCTCCTCACGAGTCACCTCAAACGACCACTCACGGGCGTCACCAACTGATTGATGGTCAGCGAAGTCGATTGTGAAAGGCGTGGTTCCGTCAGTGCCATCGCTGGTCAAAGCCAACTCAGAGCCGCCAGATGTTGAAGCAAACGTCGCGATGCCTGTTGATGCCGTATAGGTACGGATAAAAACGTCGGTGCTTGCACTCAGGCCACCAGGCAAAGTTCCACCGGTGCCAGTGCCGAAAGAAACCTTGTCATTCACCTGAAAGTTCAGGTAAGTGCCAACGTTGATGTTGTTGCTGCCGTTAGTCACGTTCGCTGCGGTGAACGTAGACTTGGTGCCAGCAGGCTTGTAGTAAAGGGCGCCGGACGTACCGGACAAGACAGTAGCCATGATGTTGAACGGTAGTGGCTCTAACTAGCTTATTGTAAGTAAGCGTCAAAGGTCACGCTTACCTGCGTCTGAAAGTACGCCTCTGGTGCTGCAGGTTGCACTGTGAACGGCCCTGAAGCTGGATCAAACGTCACATTGCTGACGGTGACGCGATCAAACAGGTCTTTCACCCTTTCCGCGATCGTGTAGTTCGCACCCGTGCCAACGCCAACAGGCGTGAAGATGTCTACCAAGACAATTCCCGTTTGACGGTTAAACCCGGTGGTTGGCCCTTGAAGAGTGAAATAATTGTTGTCATTAAACTGCAACTGCACTTTGATCCAGTCGCTTGCGTCGGGCGGCGTGAACGGCACGTTTGTATAAGCAACTTGAATCGCCGGTGAGTTGGCCATCTCGGTCGCGATCCGCCCCTCAATCGCAGCTCGAACGTCGTTGAAGGTGCTGCTCATGACTCCGCCGCAATCCGTGCCGCAAGCGTAGGAATAACGCTTTGAACGCGCTTTGCTGTGGCGCGCACCCAGCCCGGGCCGTTAGTTTTTTTGCTGCCGCCCTCCCCTATTGCAGCTGTCTCCAGCTTCTCTGCATACGGCAGATTGTTGTAAACGATGTAGCTACTCCCAGCTTTTTCCTTGATGTATCCAATCCGCCTTGGGGATTTCTCGTTTGGCTTTGGGTACGAGTCCTTACCTGCTGGCTCCCCTTCAAAAGATGCATCATCTTTGCCAACGGCCCAACTTGCTCGAAGCCGCCCAGAAGCCACAGGGCTTTTCTTGATCAAAGACCCGAAAGTTTCTACAACAGCAGCTTTCAGCAGCTTTTCGTACTGGTCTTCCGTGTAGCTGGCAATTTCACTGATGCGAATCTTTCTGGCCATATCAGCTCCTGAGGATCAACTCGTGAGT